CCCCAGTTTAACCCATCGGTGGGGTGTGCTTTACATAAAAGCACACCGAAATTTCCCGTTGCTGACTCGGGCTGTCGACCATTATTTAGGTTGGCCAACCTCGCATCCAGTTTGGCTTGCAGGATGACTTTTTATATATCCTCATTTTACATTGTTTATTAAACGCGAAAGCTATCATTTTCATCTAATGACTACTCGTCTGTCATTGACTTTCCATCCACTCACTTCCGTTTAAACTCGGTAACCCTAGCCTGTTTATGCCGGTAAGTTGGACTAGAGGGATCCATCAATGCCAAGAAATGATCGACTCTTGGTGAAACCAACGCATAAGGAGTTTCTTTCGCAGCAAGTTTCGCCCTAAACTTGTGATCAGCTGGGAGCTCATCTAAACAACAAAAGTTCCCTGCCTTACGGGCTGCTGCCATCTCACTCATGGTTGTCTTCATGTCCATACGCAATTTGTCCTGAAGGGCTGCTGGCAAAGCAAATAACCCCACAATTGCCTGGACAATGTTAATAACGGTCGGAATCGCTTTCAACACAACTTCCCACCACGGTGTATCTCCGTTCCCTATATTTTCACCCCCTGTAGGATTGTAATACGTTGAACAACACACCTCAGCAACACCCGTACTCCCAGACGGTGTAAACTGTTTCAGATAGGTGTGATACGTAAGCCAAAACCCACGAGGTATTGTAGCCTTCACAGTCACAAATGGTGTAGTACAGGAACCAGCTTGATTCCACTCTGTCCCATATGTTCCTTCAAAATATGATCCAGAAACCGTGGGCGACCCATTATTACTCACCAAAATATGCCCTTGCATCTCGGTCCTATTATTGTTCCAAAGCGCAACCTCAGTTTCCCACCACCCGAGAACTGCGTCTGAGAGAGCAGGTTTCGTAAGCTGGCGCGAACTCATATAAATGTCCGCCTGACGGAACCCCACTTTCATGTCTATGTCAACGTCGGCATAAGCAACGAAGCCTTGAGTCCAATACTCAATCTGAGCCGGATCTGAATCCACAGCGGTGATGATATTGTTGTAGAATTGGACGGGATAACTCGGTACATGTGGATCTATCGGGTCTCCTGTCTTAACTGCAACCATGTCACCAGTGGCCACTGAGTATTCTGTAAACGCCTGCACATCAACAGCTTCTTGACTATTTCCGACCGGGCAATACATGTCTTTTTGACTCCCAGACTGAGTGTCCTGGTACAACATAGACCCCTCCTTAAAGATTGCACGCCCCTCCCACATTGTGCCCTCACCAGAAGCATCCATTTGTGGAGTTTTGAAGTCGACAGTGAAGTCGACATACAGTGAACCAAGAGCGATATCCTCAGAGAAGTCTACATCAGGGAACGCCACGAAACAATTACCCAGATCATACAATGAAATGTTCTGGATACTTTCCGGTGTCAACTCAGAACGAACAAACCGGTACTCACCCTTGTTTCGACTGTCTGCTAAGTTCACATGAGCAACAACTTCCGTCCAAACGTCACCTCTGGTGGCACCTTGGTAATTAGCCATCTGCAACAACGAAGAAGGTGCAGGATCTAGAGGGTCGAAATCAACCGCTAACAGTATTGCACCAGGCGTCGTCGCAGCACATGCCGGCTGCCATTTGAACGATAGTTTAGTGAACTTATAAGACTCGTACCCTGAAGCCTGCTTGAACAACCACGGGAATGAACTCGAAAGACCGGGATTTAAGGCAAATGTCTTCATTGGCAGAACAGTATAGGGCACATCTTGAAGCGGGGCTGGGGTAAAATCCGTGGTCCTGAACGAAGCTATCATCTCACAATGTGACTTCTGATCATGATCTCCTGATGTTTTGCCTTTTGGCGCCTGCGTCTTAATCACCCTATTTGCTGCAAGCGGTGCATAGGTCTTCACCGCCTTAGCTTTGTTCGGCTTCTTAACTTTTTGAACTACGGCTTTCTGTTTAGGCATGTCTCTACAAGCAACGAGACAAAATGTAAATGAATAAAATGGAATGCACAAAAACACGGTAATTCGCCGTTGTGCTACGGCCGACTGTTCATCCCCCCCAATCGTGACTCCACCCCGTGCAGTCTGTGGGCATTTTCTCCTTAGCACGTATTAACAACGCTTTTGGGGTGCAAAGGGGGGAACTCCGCTCATCACTAGGTCAACTTGATGCAAGACGGCATTCGCGCCACATCGTCCGAGTATATGATATTTTGCTTGAAATCCACCACATAGTTATCCCAAACACATTCCAGGAAACTATTAGATGGAAGTTCATGATACCCGAACTCACACAGATGTGACGATAATGACGATAAATAATACGGGTCATAGTTGAACAATTTACAGACCAATTGCACGGTCTCTGTAGTAGGATGCATTTCAATAGATAACGGAACAAGTGACAGTATATCCACGTCTCTTAACAAATAAGGCACTTCATCCCAAACCGGTGCAACATCCAGTGATTTAATGATAAATGAACACACTTCATGCAACACCGGAGTACGTGGAGCCATCACCAAATAAGACATAGCTTTGGCAAGCAACAATGGATCACGCATTTTACTAGACATCCTCTTAGACCCGGTTATCCACCCTAACTTAATCAGATATTTTATTGGATCCACCACTATGTCGCCTGACGCAGTCATTGACAAATTGCAAAATGAAGCGCTAGACAAATCGAGGTGCACCTGCAATTTAACATCCAAATTAAGTTTGTGGAACATACCGATATCGGGGACACCGCTAGTTAACGCTAGCCCATCATCACCCTCCGCTACCATATCAAAAATAGTGATGTGTTGTCTTGCACACACATACTTAAATGATAAAATGTTGAGCAATCCGTTGCCCAAAGACGTACTAACTTCACCTGACATTCGGCAGGTCCTAATGATAAATTTCATGGCTCCACGTGCAAAGCTAAGCACACTCTTTTTATGCGTCAGAACACTCTCATATTCTGCCATAAACTCAGGAAAATTAATGAACATCTTCCTTACAAGATTCACTTCACACGCATCTATCATACTAGCAACCTGTCTCCCTTCAAAAGTGCTGTGGTCGGTGACCAAAACATACATACCATTGACCCAATGTGATAGAAGCCGTTTTACTCGGTCCCAGTTGTTTAGACCTTTAACAAACCCAGCATTACTACCAGGTCTGTTGAACCAAGCATAAACTACCTCCTCCAACAAATGAATCTGAGGGCCGAACTCACCTTTGGTCACATCCCCATGAGGGTTAATAAGCCTAGGGAACTTGGGCTCCATATACCCCTCATGTTTGATGAAATCTTCCAACATCAGCAACTTCCTGAAAGGCTTTCCTGCATCCAACCATTCATCCCGTGCATGAACAATCTGAAATTGCCTGGACTGGTTATATCGACCTCTCTCAACCCAATCTGTGAAACTAAATTCGGTATTGGGAGGAAACGCAACCAATCCATCTAACTCGTGAGATACAAAACATTTAAAATCTTCAACCCAAGACAACTCAAAACAGTCTGCTGGATCAAGTCGCTTCACAGCAGCACCAAGAGCATTGATACAACTCCCACTGTCATAGAATAACATCGCCTGCCCATAAATACACCACCGCGCTGACACCGCCTCAACTCTTCGGAATTTTGCCACTGCACTATGATTATACAATAACCTTAGTGAGTGGCTTTGAACAATTGGTAACTTTATAGGAAAGTCACCTAAAACTGCCCCATACTGGAACAGCTTCTCCGAAGAACACCTTTGGCAGCCAGCGCGAGATCCCTGGAAAAAAGGTGTCTTTAAATGGCGACAATAGCAAACTTACACGTTGTTGTCTAGACGCCAACAAATAAGTAGAGTAGACCAATGTATCGTGCTGAGTCTTTGACGACCAGACGATCTCAGGCCTTGCTCTAGCATTCCTGGCTAGATAACTGTGTAAAGACGTGAGGGTATCCTTAGTCATGTCCACCGTAGGGTTTGTGTGTGCCACAACAGACTCTACAGCTCTTGGGTCAATGACGAGCAACTGAACGGACCGCCTCTCCATGAACGACCCGCTTGCTTCGATACTGGCCTCTAACAACTGTGTCGGAACAGCTGTAGGTTTGGTCTCCTCGAAGTGATAGCTCGTCTGTTTTGCATTCCCATCTTGCAAAACCTTACCTGTCAGTCTCCCAACAAACTTCACCACCCTTGGTCGAAAGAATAGCAGCAACACAAACAGATCAATCAGAAAGAACCCGATCATATCAAAAACAGCTGTCGAAATGGAGATTCTAACCCAAGGGGCTAAACAAACACCACCATTCCATGCTACATAATGATAGAAGGATAGAATCCAACGATCTGCAAAAGTTCGCAGTGCGTACATGAGGAAATGACCCCTTACTGTATGTTGGGCCACACCTCGGACAGACCACCACGGACTGTATACTGCTTTCCTTTGAAATGTACTGAAGCTCATATAGGAAAAGCAAGGTTCGTAGCCGCCATAAATACCCATAGCGACTAACTCAAGCAAAGCACCTAATAATGCTGGCACAGCCCACATCGTCCAGTGATACCATAACGGTGTCTCCATTGCGTACTCGAAGCCCAAACGCGAATTGGCAGAATCCAACATTTCTGCCTCGGCTACACCGTCAACAACTGGCACCACCCGTTGATTCTCAACAACCTCTTCTTCTTCGCCATCACCGTCCACATGAGACTCTACCGCACCCGCACCGTCGTCACTAGAACTAGCGACTGGAGCGCTGGGCACAGGAGGCTCAGAACTAACAGCTGGTGTGTCGTCAATGGGATCAATGATGATGGCCTCCACCGACTCACACCCACTGCTGGGCGCAGGTGACTTGCCAGTTGACACAGCAGGACTCGCCGCCAAAGTTATAACTGCTTTCTGGGATGGAGCAGCTAACTTTAAGGGCAATTTCCCATTGTGTACCTGACACCCGCCTGCACAGGACACTGGAACACTTGCCGTGGATGAACACGGCTGATTGTTTCTATGATGGTTGCGCGGCATTCCACGCGGAAGGTGCGAACGTATTAGGCTCTGCACCCAAAAGAAAATATCAAAAGGATAGGAGAGAATAACTGGAAAAAAACGAAGTGATTGAGCTAGTTTATGTGTCAACCTCATCTAATTACACGCATAAAAGAGTGTACCTAGTACAACTACTTAAAGCCCCAAACGTAATTAGAGTCAATGGTAAAGGTAGCCTAGCGTTGAGTTATTAGCTACACCCACTTAAGGATGCAAAGGGAAGGGTTCTTCCTAGGCCGTCTGGTACTTAATTTGATTTTTCACAAATTAGCTCCATAATGCTTCAGTCCTACCCGCCATACTAACAAACTACCGCCAGTAAATGGGCGCAGGACAAGTCCGCACTCACTACTACCAACTGACAACACCCTAGCTGCGGGGACCATATACATGAAAGAAGCAGTCAAGAAAGTTGGGCGTGCCCCCCGACT